GCGCTGCATCAACCGGGCGTGCAGCGGGTAGAGCTGCGGTCGCCTGCGGCTGACTTGGTCATCACGAAGGCCCAGGCCCCCTACTGCACCAGCATGTCCGTGGTCGGGGGTGGCATCGATGAGTGATGACCTGCTGCCAGCCAACAGCACCGCCATGGAACGCGCCATTGGCCAGGTGGCGAAGCGGCTCGACAACCTGCCGCTGCCGCTCCGCTACCTGATGAATCCCCAGCGCTGCCCCGCCCAGGCGCTGCCGTGGCTGGCCTGGGCGCTATCGGTCGACGATTGGGACGCGGATTGGGGCGAGGGGGTCAAGCGGCAGGTGATCGCCGAGGCGGTCAAGGTGCACAGGCACAAGGGCACGCTGGGGGCCGTGAAACGCTCGCTGCGGGCGCTCTTGGGGTCGGACCGCTTCACGATCATTGAAGGCGCCCAGGGCGGCACCTATGGCGGCGCCATCACCTACAACGGCGACCACTTCTACGGCCATGACGAGCATTGGGCCAAGTACAGCGTTTACGTGAATCAGCCCATATCGCGCGCCCAGGCCGACCAGATCAGGCGCGCCCTGGCCGACGTGGCGCCGGCGCGCTGCGAGCTGATCAATCTGGACTTTACCGCTGCGCTCAACGACCACAACACCGTCATCCGCTATGACGGTGCCTATACCTATGGAATTGCCTAATGAGCAACCTCACCGAGAAAGACCAGTGGGAAGACGGGGTCTATCAGCTGGAGAAGACCGACCCGGTGGTGGGTGGCCCTGATGGGCTATCGAACCGGCAGGCCCAGCAGCTGGGCAACCGCACCCGGTACCTCAAGGGCCTGGTCGATTCGCTGCTGAACGGAACGCGCAACGCCGCGATAGCCGTAAAGCTGGCCACCGCGCGCGCTATCAACCTGACGGGTGATGCCAGCGGCTCGGCCAACTTCGACGGCTCGGCCAGCGCCAGTATCACCGTGACGCTGGCCAAGACCGGCGTAGCGGCCGGCACCTATGGCGGCATGACCGTCGACGATAAAGGGCGGGTAACGTCGGCCTCAACCATTCTGCCGGTCGCCAACGGCGGCACTGGCAACGCCACTGGCCAGGCGCCCAGCGCCGCCAAGCTGGCCGCCGCGCGCACCATCAACGGCGTACCCTTCGACGGTACCGCCAACGTCACCATCACCGACGACAGCAAGGCACCGCTGAACTCGGCGGCGCTCACCGGCACTCCGACTACCTCAACCCCTGCGGAAGGCTCCACCAGCAAGCAGATAGCCAACGCCGAATTCGTGGCGAACGCGGTCGCCAAGGCGATTGCGGCGATAGTCAACGGCGCGCCGGACCTGCTGAACCAGTTCAACGAGCTGGCGGCGGCGATGGGCAATGATCCGAACTTTGCCAGCACGATGTTCTCGCAACTGGCGACCAAGGCGCCGCTGGCCAGCCCGGCGCTGACGGGTAGCCCGACAGCGCCTACTGCTGCCCTGGGCAACAATTCGGGGCTGCTGGCCACGACCGGATTCGTCGCCGGCACTCTGAAAGCCTTTGGCATGGCCGGAAATCCTGCCACCAACTACGCGGCGACCACCAGTCTGGATACGGCCCCCATGGGGTCGTTCGTCCGTGCAGAGGGCTCCGCGTCCAATGCCGCGGCCATGGGCTGGCCCAGCACCGGCGTCAGCGCGGCCACGCAGCTTGCGTTTAACGTCGTGACCGAGGGGGTGGACGGGAGTAGCGCGCGGCTGGTGCAGATCGCCACGGAGGTATTCGGGGCCAGCGGTGGCCGCGGTCGGACCTTCGTTCGAGTCAGGCACGATGCCAACTGGTACAGCTGGCGCGAATTTGCTTTTCTGGATGCCCTGTCGGCGGTGGCCTCGTCCGGTAAGTTCTCCGACTTGCTGGACCAAGCGGACCACGTTCTAAAGGCTGCGACGGCCGCCAACGGCTGGAAGCTGGTAGCGCTGCAGAACCTGGAGGCGACCGGCAACCTCTCGCTGGAATACCGCAACAGCGCTGGTATCACCACGATTTCATATCAGGGCGGGAACGACGGGAAAGGCGGCTGGCGTCCGCGCCTCTACTACACCAAGTCGGGCGATGCGGGGACGGATCGGCGGACCTTGTGGGGCGGCGTGAATGACTCCGATGTCGTGGAGTTCGCCGGGCCGATGCAGGTCCGCCAAGGTGGCTATCTGGCCGACGCTAGCGGCGCCGCGTTGTGCGTAAAAAGCGACGCCACTGATGGTAGCGGCGGCCTGACGGTTAATAGCTTTGCCCCGACCCTGGCCATGGTCGACCGCTCGACTGGTGCGCGTTCGGCTCGCTGGAAAACGGACAGCAACAATCTGTATCTGGAGTGGGATAACAACGACAACGGCGCGACGTGGAATCCGGCTAACTTTTCGATTTCGCCTGCTGGTGAGTTCCGCGCGCTGTCGGCCAATAACTGGCGGATTGTCAGTGGTAACTATGGGACCTTCTGGCGTAACGACGGTGCATCGCTGTATCTCATGCTGACCGCCTCTGGCGATCAATACGGCAACTGGAACAGCCTTCGACCGTTCGCGGTCGACTTGGCCAGTGGCCGGGTCGTTTGTTCAAACGGCCTGGGCATCACCACTGCCGGCCGCGGTGATAACAGCACGAACGCAGCCAGCACCGCCTTTGTGCAAGACGCCACCGGCAGCCGAACCGCGGAAATTGTGTTCTTCCCTGCCAGCACTGCACCGGCCGGGTTCCTCAAGGCCAACGGCGCGCTAGTCAGCCGGACCACCTATGCCGCCCTGTTCGCCATCATCGGTACCAGCTATGGCCCTGGCGATGGCTCGACTACGTTCGCCCTGCCGGATCTACGCGGGGAGTTCTTGCGGGGCTGGGACGATGGGCGCGGCGTCGATGGCGGCCGGTCGCTTCACTCCAGCCAGTCCAGCCAGAACCTGAACCACACCCACACGGCCACCGCCGCGAACGCAGGCGCTCACAGCCATACCACGTCGGTAAAGGGCGACCGCGCCCCCGAAGGCGCCGGCAACTTGGTTTATGGCGACGAGAATTACTACAACGACAACGTTTCGCTGCCCTCTTCCGTGGCCGGCGACCACACGCACAGCATCACCGTCAGCTTTGCCGGTGGCACCGAATCGCGTCCGCGCAACATCGCGCTGCTCGCGTGTATCAAGTATTGAGGATCGAGCATGACCGATACCGAAGAGGAAGACCTGCAGGTAACGGGCAGTCTTCCGGCCTCCCCCGCTGCTGCGCCCTGGTGGATTGACCGCGCTGTGCCACTGGCCGCCACCTTCGATCCCGACAGCGGCGAGCTGCTGGGTAGCACACAGGCAGACCCTAGCCCGCTTGAGCCGGACGTGTGGCTGATTCCGGCGCACAGCACCTTCGACAAGCCGCCGGAGCAGGTAGCTGGCAAGGCGCGGGTGTACCGGGATGGCGTCTGGGCCCAGGCCGAAGACCTGCGCGGGCTCACCGTCTACCACACCGGTACCGGTGAGCCGCGCCAGTGGCAGCTGCTGGGCGAGCTGCCCAGCGACTACACCCTTGCTGCGCCCCAGAGCGAGTTCGACACCTGGGAGGGCGACCATTGGGAGGTGGACGAAGCCGCGCGGCTGGCGGCGCAAAAGGCATCTGCCACCCGCAAGCGCGCGCTGCTGCTGCAGTACGCGAGCAATCAGGTCAACGCCCTGCAGGATGCCGTGGACCTGGAGATTGCCAGCGATGCAGAAGCCCAGGCGCTCAAGGCCTGGAAGACCTACCGGGTACTGCTCAATCGGGTAGACACGGTCGGTTCGGTGCCTGCTGATGACGCCTGGCCGGCCAGCCCGGATCCCGCTGCAACCACCGGCTATCTCGCCGCCCAGGGCTACGAAACCGCGCCCGCTGCCTGATTCCACCCGCTCCGCGTTTCACGTCTTGAAGCCCCCGCCCTGGGGGCTTCGCCATTTCTGAGGATCCCAAATGGCAACTGCAGTAGCAGCGGCCGCCCGCGTGGGCGTCTGCGACTTTTTCTTGGCGCCGGTTCAATGGCTGGCCTTCCTGCTGATTCGCCTGGTGCTGATCGTGGCCGGCGTGCCGGTCGTGGCGGTGGCGGTGCTCTTCGCGGTCCCTGGCGTTTCCCTGAGTGACGGCCGCGCCATCGTCAACGTGCCGCGCTGGGCCTGGCTCTGGGGCAATGACTATGACGGGCTGACAGGTGATAAGCGCGGCTGGTGGGCAGAGCAATGCGACGCCCTGGTGCTGTTCGGGCTGCTGCCGCTGCTCAGGCGGTTGGGACTGCCCATGCCGCAGATCAGCGCAACGGGCTGGCTGGCCTGCTGGTGGTGGGCCGCGGTACGCAACCCGGTCAACAACATGCGCCTGCTGCCACTGGCCAGCTGCCCGGTCGCGCGCTGCTGGATCAGCTACCGCGGCCGCGAGGTCGTCGAGGACAAGCCCGGGGCCGGCGGCTTCCAGTTCGTGAAGGCGGCGCAGATGGACAGCGCGCTGCGCTGGTACGGCCTGTATTGGGTCCTGCCCTGGAGCAGTACGCGGGCCTTCGTGCTGCGCCTGGGCTTCAAGATCAAGCCGGAGCACTTCGGTGCTGACGAGCCGGCCAAGGGGATGACCTTCAAGCTCAACCCCTGCAAAGACATCGCCTGACGCGCTCGCGCAAGGCTCATTCCCGAACCGCCACCTGGCGGTTTTTTCGTTTCTGGAGAGACCCCTTATGAGCTTCTATCACGGCGTGACCGTCACGAACGTGGACACCGGCGCGCGGACCATTTCGCTGCCTTCCTCTTCCGTCATCGGCCTGGTGGATACCTTCGCCGAGGCGCCGGCCCTGACCGGCAAGCCCAACGTCGCGACCCTCATTACCACCGAGCGCGAGGCGATTGCCGCCTATGGTGACTCGGCCATCACCCGCGCCTGTCAGGCCATCTTCAAGCGCTCCGCTGCGGTCATCGTGGCTGTGGGCGTCGGGGTAATGGCGGATGCCGCCGCCCAGACCTCGGCAATCATCGGCGGCGTGAAGGCGGACGGATCCCGTACCGGCCTGCAGGCCCTGCTGGACGGCAAGTCGAAGTTCAACGCCCAGCCCCGCCTGCTGGTGGCGCCCAAGCATTCGGCCACCCTGGCGGTGGCCACCGAAATGGACGCCTTGGCTGGCCGGCTGCGCGGCATCGGCATCATCGACGGCCCGAACAGCACCGACGAAGCGGTGATGACCTATGCCAAGAACTTTGGCAGTAAGCGCCTCTTCATGGTCGACCCGGGCGTGCAGTATTGGGACACCAGCACTTCGGCCACCGCGGACGCGCCGGGCTCGGCCTGGGTCGCCGGCCTCTTCGCCTGGACCGACTCCCAGTACGGCTTCTGGGCGTCGCCTTCCAACAAGGAATTCGTAGGCATCACCGGCACCAAGCGCGCCGTCGAGTACCTGGACGGCGACGCCACCTGCCGCGCCAACCTACTCAATAACGCCAACATCGCCACCATCATTCGTGATGACGGGTTCCGCCTCTGGGGCAACCGCACCCTTTCGAGCGATGCCAAGTGGGCGTTCGTCACCCGAGTGCGGACCCTGGACATGGTCATGGACGCGATCCTGGCCGGCCATAAGTGGGCAGTCGACCGCTCTATCACCAAGACCTATGTAAAGGACGTGACCGAGGGCCTGCAGGCCTTCATGCGCGACCTGAAATCGCAGGGCGCGGTGATCAACTTCGAAGTCTACGCGGACACCGAGCTGACCACGCAGAGCGCCCTGGCGAGCGGGAAGGTGTACTGGCGGATCCGCTTCACCGACGTTCCGCCCGCCGAAAACCCCAATTTCATGGTTGAAGTCACGGACCAGTGGCTGACCGAAGTTCTGGACGCTGCCTAAGGAGCCCTGCAGATGTCGATGATTCCGCAAACGCTGTTCAACACCCACATGCTGATCGACGGTATCAGCCTGCAGGGCGACATCCCGACCCTGGCCCTGCCCAAGGTGAAGGTCAAGACCGAAGGCTATCGCGCCGGCGGCATGGATGCCGAAATCGATATGGACATGGGCCTGGAAAAGCTGGAGGCCTCTTTCACGTCGAACGGCATCCGCCGCGAGACCCTGAAATGGTTTGGCGTCGGTGACAGCACCGCCATGCCGCTGGTTTTCCGCGGCAGCTTCAAGGGCCAGAAAGGCGCTTCCGTGCCGGTCATCGCGACCATGCGCGGCATGGTGTCCGAGGTCGACATGGGCGACTGGAAGCCGGGCGAGAAAGCCGAACTCAAGCACTCGGCCAGCCTGACCTACTACAAGCTGGAGGTAGGCGGCCAAACCATCTACGAAATTGACCCCGTCAACATGGTGCGCGTCATCGACGGCGTGGACCAGCTGGCAGGCATCCGCTCCGACCTCGGCCTGTAACGAAATAGGGAAATAAGGAAATAACGCATGAACGCAAACGTTAATACCCAGGACGCAGCCAAGGTGCCCAAGTATCTCAAGGTGGGCGCCAATGGCGTGACCGTCACGCTGCGTGACGGTGTCACCCTGCAGGCCGATGCCGATGGCACCGGCGGCATCAAGACCGACGTGCTGCAGATGCGGCCGCCGACCATTCGTGATGTCCGCGCTGCCCAGAAGGGCGCCAACGGTGATCAGGAGGATCAGGAAATTATCCTGTTTGCTTCCCTGGCCGGCGTCAGCACCAAGGAACTGGAACGCTTGAGCGTGCGCGACTACAACCGCGTTACGGAGGGCTATTTTCGCCTGGTGCAAGACGACGACGTTTGACCCCACGTTGCAAAAGACCCTGGCCCGGCGCTTGGCGGCAGAGCTGCATTTTTCTGCCGCCGAGATCGAGGACATGGACTTTTCCACCATGCTTTGGTGGCTCACGGATTGAGCCCCAGGCCCCGCCGCAGTAGGTAAACAATGGGCAAGAATCTGGCACTTGGCGTCGTCATCGGCGGCACGGTGGCCCCCACCGTGGGCAAGGCTTTTGCGGACGTGGAAGGCCGCGTAAAGCACCTGGGCGAGCAGGCGAAGAAGGTCCGCGCGCTTCAAGGCATGATCGGAGAGACCATGCGCCTGCGCGAAGAGTGGCGCCAGGCTCACCTGTCTGGATCCGCCGCGGCCGATGGTCTTCGCCGCAAGCTGGAAACGAACCTTGAGGCGCTGCGCCGGCATGGCCTGGCCGTGCGCAACCTGTCCAAGGAGTACAAGGACCTCGGCCGGGTCGGTCGGGGTCTGGAGCTGCAGGCCAAGGGGCGCGAGCAGATCCAAGCCGGCCGCGAAGGTGTGCGCAACACCGTGGGCACGGCAGTGGCTGCCGGTGCGGGCCTTATCGTGCCGGCCAAGGTGTCCGCCGACTACAACGCGATCATCCGTGACATCGCCATCAAGGCAGGTACAGCCAATACCCTGGAAGAAGCGCAGCTATCGCGCACCATCGTCAGCACGGCGCGCGACAACGGCCTGGCGCGCAACGACGTGGCCGCGGTGGTGAACCAGCTGGTGGGCGCCGGCATGGAGGTGTCCAAGGCCTTGGCATACGCACCGGTCGCGTCCAAGTTCGTGGTCGGCCAGGGCGCCACCGGTACCGATACCGGATCGATGATCAACGCTCTGCAGCAGAACGCCCGGATCAATGACCCGCGTGTGATGCAGCAGGCGCTGGAAGCCATCGCGTACCAAGGCCAGGCGGGCAGCTTCGAAGCCTCTGACATGGCGCGCTGGTTTCCTGAGCTGCTGGCCGGCATGGGCAAGCTCGGCATCTACGGCATGGACGCCGTCACCCAGCTGGGCTCTATGCTGCAGGTCCAGATGAAGACCGCGGGCGGCGCCGACGAGGCCGCCAACAACCTCAAAAACTGGATGGAGAAAATCGGCGCCAGCGACACGGTGGACGCCTACAAAAAGGCCGGGATCGACTATCAGGGGTCGATGAACACCGGCCTGGCCAAGGGGATGTCGACCCTTGAAGCCAGCTTTGCCCTCGCGCAGCGCTACATCCAGCAGACCGACCCGGCCAAGGCCAAGGCCTTGAAGGACGCTGCGGCGAAGATCAGCAAAGAGACCGACCCGGCCAAGGCCAAGGAAATGATGGCCAGCCTGGAACAGGCGCTGCGAACGGGTGACATCTTTGCGGACATGCAGGTAAAGGCCGCGCTGACCGCGTACACCCAGAATAAGGCCCTCTATGACCAGCTGAAAAAGGACTCCAAGGAGGCCGGCGGGATCTTGGACAAGAACCTGGCCGAACGCCGGCAGGCCTCTGCGCAGAAGTGGCGCGAGGTCGGCCAGGCCATGGATGACGGTCTGCGCGCTGTCGGCGATGCCTTGGCACCCTTTACGGATCGAGTAGCGGACGGCCTGGGCAAGGTCGGCCGTAGCCTGGGCGGGCTGGCTGACGAATCCCCTCGCCTGGTGACAGGCATTGCCGCGGCCGTAGGCGCCGCCATCGCGCTGCGCGGTGCGCTGAACGTGCTCAAGGTCGGCCGGGGTCTGCTCAACCTGGGGCGCGGCACCCTGATGGGCAATCCCAACGTCGTGCAGCGGGTATTCGTCACCAACGGCGGATCCGCGCCAGCGACCGGACGTGGCGCGCCTGGAGTCGGTGCGGAGCCTTCGCCGGCTGATCCGAAGAAGCCGGCGCCGGCGGCGGACGGCGCGACCGGTGCCAAGGCAGAGGCGAAGCCTGGGCGGCCCAGCCTCGGCCGGCGCGTGCTGGGCGGCGTGGTCGACGGCGCCAAGAGCAGCAAGGGCAATATCTTCCTGGCCGCGGCCGGTTCCGCGGCGATGGCGGCGGATACGGCGATGAATGCCGACACGCGCGACGAGAAGGCAGAGGGCTACGGCCAGGCTGCGGGGACCTTCGCCGGGACCATGGCAGGGGCTGCCGTGGGCGCCGCGATGGGATCCTTTATCCCGGTCATCGGCACCGCCATCGGCGGGGTGGTGGGCGGCATGCTGGGGGCCTGGGGTGGCGGTGTGGGCGGCGGCAAGGCAGGCAAGGCCCTGTTCGGGGGGCCAGCACAGCCGGACGCACCCCCGGCCGCGCCGTGGCGACCGATGCAGAAGCTGCCCGAGTACACCCCGGCGCCCATGCTCGGCAATCCGCAGCGCTTCCTGGGCGTGCCGGCGGCGGTGTCGCCTCTGGTGAAGACCGCCGCGCCGACCAGTCCGGTGCCTGTGCTGCCAGGGCGAGCGGCGCCGGTCACGCTGCCCCGGATAGGTGCTCCGCATGCGCCGCACGCCGGAGCGCAGCAGCACCGCCCAGGGCCTGCGCGCCAGGCTCTGGCGGACCCGCTGGCCGTCGCGGCGCCGCTCAAGCTGGTAGTGCCTGCGCCCGTTCTGCCGGGCATGCCGGCGCCGCTGGTGCTCCGTGGACCAGAAGGCGGGCGGCCAGCTGCAGCGCCCGACCTGGGCGCCGTGGTGCGGTCGCTGCAGGTACCAACGCCAGCGCCGGTAGAGGTGAACGCGCCGCCGGCGGCCAAGGTCGAGCCGCCCAAGCCCAAGCAGGTCAAGGTGGATCAGTCGTTCACCTTTGCGCCGGTGGTCCGCCTAGTGGTCGAGGGCGACGCCAAGGACCCGCGCGCCATTGTGGATGCCCTGATGCCCGAGCTGCGCCGCCAGTTCGATGACTACGCCCGCGAGCAGAAGAGCCGCGCGCTGTACGACGACCCACACGTTTAAGGAGTAAGGCCCATGGCCTACATGGAGCAACTGCAGTCGGGCTTTAAGTACCTGGTGAAGGCTGGCGAGGAAGGGCGCCGGGGACTGGATGGCATGCTGTCGCCGGTCAACGGTGCGATCAGCGAGATAACCGGTGCCGCCAGCGAGCTGAACAGTATTCCCTTCGTGGGCCCCGCCATTGGGGCCAAGCTGCAGCGGGTGATGGGTGGCATTGGCCTAGCGCAATCCAAGGTCAATTCGGTGCTCAACACCTACAGCCAGGCGTCGCGTGTGCTGTCGACCGTCGACCAGCGCATGGGGGTGCTCAAAGAGCAGTACACCAAAGTCAGCGCGACGGTAAACAAGCTGGCCGGCAAGGTCAGCCCCCAGCTGGCGGGCATCCTTCCGACCTCAACGTTTGCCGTCGACGCCACCCCGGCGCCGGAAGGGGTCAAGCCCTTCCCTCACCTGCTGATCCTGCAGCCGCTGACGCCGAGTGCCCAGCCGTACTACTTCAACCTGGATACGGCCGCCTTCGACGAGCTGCGCCGGCAGACCGAATACCGCTGGGCCTCCCA